ATCCACGACTACTCCATTACTGTGGTAGCAGCCCACTTACCTATAGGGCACTCCGCAGGAGCTAACTTTACTTTTAGGTTCATTAAACAACCACACTTCTTGCATTGTTTTGTAAGTTTGATCAGCTCTGGGCATGCCTTACAAATTTCGTACCGTTCACCGGCAATTTTATCTGTAGTTTTATTATCTGCTCTTAGTAAATCCCAGGGTCTAGTATCACCTAGATTTTTTTTATACTTTTGCCACGGTGTTAATGATTCGTCTGTCATTTTATTCTCCTGATTGTTCTCTTAAGTTTTGTAGAGCCCTTACCTGTTCTTCTGTAGGAAGTGGGAGTAGCACCCAACCCTCCGGGGTAATAAACCCTGTAGAATCATAGGTCCATCCCGGGACAACCGCCATTTTTGTACGAATTTCATCTGTTAACTCAATAAGAGAATTGTCTGGGTTTCTTCGAACAATTTCCATAATATCTGGATTGCTGGCTAACACCGACCCCCAAAGAGGGTCTACGGACAGGGTTTCAACAACCTCGTCCCCATTAACAAAATTAACGACGTCGCAGTCATCTGTAACACACACAACGGTTTTATTTGCTAATAGGAACTCATAAAAGTCAACAAATGTAGGGATGGTAAGAACCACCTCTCCATCTATACCTAGAGCAATAGCCATAATAACTCTGTCGGTCTGTTGTCCTGAGTAGACAATATCGTTTTTTGTTAGCATATTAGTAAGTATATCCTAGTCTAGACACGCAAGAAGACAAGAGCTTCCAGATCCAAATCCACAAGCACCTACACCTGCAGCACAGAAGCCAAGTAAATCAAAGGCTACGTCTGCAGATGTACAAATCGATCCATTAAGAGGATTAGCACAGCCACTAGGGCTAACGCTTGGGCTAACGCTTGGGTTAACGCTTGGGTTAACGCTTGGGTTAACGCTTGGGTTAACGCTTGGGTTAACGCTTGTGGTTTCTCCGGTGCAAGGACTGTCAATGTTTGGGCATCCTGAAGGAGTGATGCAAGTGGTATAGGTTCCACCATTACCGCAAGGATACGGCCCTCCAACTCCATACGGACAACATCCAGCAATGCCGCAAGGACTACTTGTTGTACAGGTTGATGGGCAAGTAAACGATTCTGCTCCTGCATTAGGACATCCGCTTGGAACTACGTAGATATCTACAGTCGCTCCACAAGAGCTTCTATACTCTCGGTACGAGTACACGGGGGTACAGTTTTGTGTAGCAGGCACACATCCGGTGTCAGTTACAATGTTTGCACAAGCTCCTGGTGTATAACAAACAAAGGTGTTCATAAGTCCAGAAGGACAAATACCCGTATTTACGGTTCGAGTCGAAGGATAGCTATTTGGTGCCGAGGTTCCCGTTGGCGCACAAGTTTGGCAAACAGCTTGTGAACACGTTTCTCCAGAACAAGTAACGGTCTGTGGTACACAAGATCCGGCTGATACCACTGTGGTAGAAGAAACAACGTTAGGAACACAACATTGATTGTACGTATTTATAGTTGTGTTTTGACTTCCTGAAGGACACACAGAGGTGGAGACTGATTGGGTAGACTGTGTAGTACTTAGCGGAGCACAGCTACATGCGCCAGGGCAGTTCTGTGGGAATCCACTAGTAGGTACGGCGTATCCCAATGAAGGACAGTACGTAAATTGAGAGCCCTCTGTATACTGATAAATAGTTAAGGTTGTATTAGTTCCACAACCAGGTGTTGCTCCCGGAGCAGGACTTTGAGCTGCTACAGTACCATTGTTTGCTGCTGTTGCCCCAGACGAGGTGTAGTTAGTAAATTCATACAAAAGACCTGCAGCAAAAATTGCATTGCTTGCCGATAATTCAGAAAGTCCAATAACGTTTGGCATAGTACATGTGGTTGTTCCACCAATACATTGCCCCGCACCAACAGAAATATTTGGGCAACAAGCAGGAGTGACGCAGGTATACGCTTTAGTGCGTGTACCACCAGTTCCGCAAGATTCAGTCTGTAAAGATCCGTTAAACGTTCCGTTGGTAGCGTTTACGGTTACCTGTCCGCCATCTGAATAAATAATAGTGCTGCAAAAATTACCGTTAGAACAGGTACATGGTGGTGGTTCTGGGGTAGGTGTTGGAGTAGGTGTTGGCGTAGACGTAGTTCCAGAGCAAACGTTTCTCCAAGTACCAGCTACTTTTACATAGGAGTTAGATAAACCTCTCCAGGCACCATTTACTTTTACGTATCCACAGCCACCACTGACAACAGCATTGTTTCCGTCAAACGTTGTGGATTGGTTATCTTCCGCTACAAGCCGCCAGGTACCATTTACTTTTATGTACGAGGCCATGGTTTATGTATACTTCAGCCAGACGTCTCCATCGCTTCCCCCTGATGGGGTTGAAGTGGATACCGTAATGTTTCTAACAACGGTTGAGTTAGTTGGTGCTGAGGTTACAACCCCTGAAGATGAAGCAATAGCGCCGATACCCGTAGGGGTAATTGCGTCAACTCCACCTACTAAGTGTTGTACTGCGTGTAATGCTGGCGCAGCACCAATAGATGCTGGGTTTACTTGTGGCGTACCAAAAGATTCCCACTGAGCGGCTGCTCTATTCCAACGTCTTAGTCCCATTAGTTCACTCCATATACTAGTGCGGTACCGCCAACAAAAGTTCCAGCGGTTAAGGTTAAAGTAACCGAGGTTACTAAGTTTGTAAGTAAATACGAGCTTGAGTTTGAAATAAATCTAGGCAAGTTAGTAAGGCTGCTTACGTAGCTTCCTTCTACTTTAGCCAGTTTATAGGTAGTTGTGTTAGTAGTATCAAATACGTTAATTTTTATAAAACCATTTGTAGACCCTGCGTTTATAGTGTCTATGGTAAATAAAGCATTAGATAGGGTACCCTGAGCGTTTAATGCGTCAAGGTAGGTGTTAGTAACATCTCCGTTAATTCTTACAAGTAAGCTAGCATCAGATGTTATGTTTAGACCTCTAATAATGATTTCTGTGTCTTTATAGTCAGAGCTTACGTTACAAGTTTTAGTAGCCCCGCCTGAAGCTAAATCAACTGTTTGGATGAGATTCTTACCAGCGTTGTTTAGCGCATCTGAGTCAATCCAAACGTCGCCATCAACTGGATTAAGTGGAGCGGCTAAGCCTACGTGAACTGTTTTTCCAGGCCTATCGTCTGTAAATTTAATTGGTCCAACATCTTGACCGTTTATCTGTACTGCCATTACGAAATCTCCGAACCAAATGCTTGAAATGTAGCGTTTGGAGAGGATGCGTATACGAATACTGAATCTGCCGCACCTAATGTTATTCCCAGGGTGTACGTAGCTGTGCTATTTGCAGCAAGGGTCGCATCGTATACCAGGTATTGCTTAGTAGCGTCCGCTTCTCCTGTTTGACGAAGAGAGATGCGGTATGTAAGTGCAGTGGTTCCACGGTTACATACAGCGATAGTAGACATCACGGTTGAAAGTCCTGTACCCACCGGTCCGTACAAAATTGTAGGGGTAGTAGCAGCTGGGGCTGCCTGGGCTAGGATCTTATACGTTGTCGGCATTCGGGCTCTCCTTAGAGTAAAAAGCTAAATTAGATACTAGACGCTTATCTGATGGATTCAATTCTACCGCTTTAGTTCCGTATTGCATGGCTTTCTCAAACTTTCCTAGTCTGTAGGCAGCTATAGCTGCGTAGTCCCAGGGATCTGAGCCCCAAGCAAACTCTTCGCATAGATAGTCTAAAGGCTTATCCTCTATAGAAATAGATAGCTCCGCAGCTTGTAGGCAGTCTGTCCAGGCTTTATTCTCATAGAGTAGCTTAGCCGCCTCAACTAAAGGCTCTCGTCTAGTTGGATCCTCTAGATGTGCTTTTCTTAACCAGGCATGAGCGTCTTGCCAGTCTGACTCCATTTTAGCCAGATATCGCATAGAGGCTGCTCTTTCCGGCTTCCAGGTAGCTTTAGGTAAAGATAGGTGTCGCTTAAACTCTTCGGTAGAAATTTCATACTGACCATAGAAAAATAGTTCTCGGGCGTAGTAAAAGGCGTTTCTATCATCATAGGGATCTTCTACAACAGACTGAGCCAATAATGGTAAGTACTGAGATCTAGGCTTTGTATTGTCAGCGTGATGGTGAATCTCTAAATCAATCCAGTGTTCAATTTGGGTAATTCTATCTGTAGTTAATACTTCGTGTACAGGGTGCTTCCAACGGTATCCGTGACGTGAGTGAATCTTGTCCCCGCCATATTGAAGGCCGGGGGTACCGTCTTCTTTCCAGTTCCAGGTATATTTATACCTAGGGCGAGTTGTTTGTGTTGGGACAGCTTCTAGGTGGGCACGCCACCCAGGGACTAAAACTTCGTCGAGATCCAGAGCAATGCAGTAATCAATATCCCCAGGGATAGAAGCGAGGCTAGCATTACGAGCATCGTCAAATCTCCAAGGCTTAATTGATATAGGTACTATGTTTATCCCAAGACTTTTAGCAAGGGCAACAGTCCCATCAGTAGAACCAGTGTCAGCAATAAGAAGGTAGTCAGCTTCTTTAGCCGATTCATACCAGGCCTCTACAAACTGCTCCTCATTAAGAGCTATTGAATAAACTGCTATCTTCATAGTACGCCCCCTATAAAATGTTATTCTTCAGTATAAACTAGGTCGTAACCTATTACTGTACCCTCTTCATCTCGTACCTCAAACTTCTCGGCACCAGTTTCTGGATCAATTCCTAAGCTTATTTTACTCATGATAGCCTTCCCCATGGGATAACGGTTGTTGAGGTAAATGACGTACCTGTAGCAGGCAAGTCTGACTGTAGTGGAACAGCTCCACCGACTCTAGGAGCTAGAGAGCTGATAGCGGCAGGTAGAGCAGCAAAAGCTGTGTACACAGTTCCTGGCGTAGACCCTACAAATATAAATCCTAGTGCGTAGCGAGTGCCTGCTTGAAGAGTGTAGGTCTCTGGAAACCCACCCACAGAAGATAAAGCTCTAGTAAAGACTGTGTTAGCTGTAGACA